CGTCAATGATGGCGTTGGCTACAGAAGACTTTTGTTGAAGCATCTCGTGCTGGCGCTCTTCAATAGAGCCAGAGATAATTAAATCTTGAATTACGATTGAGGGCCAGGTAGAGGACGCTCTTTGGATTCGGCCATTCCTTTGCGTCGCACTGCCTGAAGACCAAGGGAGGTCATAATTGATAAGCAGATTAGCAGCAGGAAGGTCCACACCGTAGCCCCCAGCGTCAGAACTAATAAGTACGCGTACATCGGGATTAGTATTGAAGTCAATTTTGTTACGTTCTTTAGTTTTAGCATCTAACCTCCCAGAGTACTTGCGACAAATTTCAGGACCTAAAGCTTCTTCAACCATATCTAACATATCAACATAGGTAGCAAATATAACAACCTTGTTATCGTCGCTTTGGTCTAAGAACTCTTTAACATATTGCGTTAGGTAATCTAATTTAGGTGAGCGGTTGCACCCGTCTAAAGCACCAGTATCTACGAGCTCTGCAATGTATGAAGAACCCTCTCCACTCATTAGTTTAAACTTTGTAGCACTAGTCTTTAATAAGTCTGGGTGAGAGCACAGCATCTTGAGTGCGCCAATCTTGGACATGATGCGACCGCGCATCTCATCCTCAGGACCACCACGACGAGACTCCATACCGTAGTGAGCCATGATGTTGAAATTAGAACCAAAAAGCTCGTGCGCCTCATCAAGGTCAGATAGTAAGTCTTGACCTATGCGTGTGTATAACTTGGATGATGCCCTGTCAAAAACAATATGCATAGGGTCTTTGTGAATTGTATCTGGAAGATACGGTGCAACATCTGGGTCCTTCTGTGCCTTACGTACAGAGGCTTCCTTCATCTTAGTGTGAAGAGTAGATAGGTTGCGGTAGTACTGGGGCGCTCCCCAAGAGTTTCTTACGATAAAAGCAGCGTCAAAGATATCAAACCTACCAAGTACGCTGGCGTCAACGAACTGCATAATGCTATACAGCTCTTCAGGCTTGCCATTTTCAATCGGAGTACCAGTGAGTGCAAATCTATACGGCGCATTGATTAACTTCTTTACTGCTCGGGAACGTTTGGATTTGAAGGACTTAATGGCTGTGGCTTCATCGAGGACAACGAATCCTCTTGGTAGGTCTTTGATGGTATCCCAGTCATTAACAACCTGCTCGTAGTTAAGGATGATGTAATCAATCCCCGTATTCCGCCAGTCCATAGCTTCGGCGTACTGCTCTGCTCTTTTCTTTGGCGTTCCATCAATAACCAAAGCGCGTGAAGTTCCACCTGTGAATTTCTCAATCTGTCCAGCCCATTGGTATTTCAATGAGGATAGACAAATTATAAGACCAGGCTCTTTTACTTTCTTGGTATCCATCAGCCTTTCTATAGCGGCGATGGTTAACACGGTCTTACCTAAACCCAGGTCGTAGGCAACTAGAACCCTCCCGCGCTCGCACATCTTGTCGACGGCTTCGGGTTGGTAAGGTAGAAGGGTGCCAGTAAATGTCACAGGGGTAGCTCGTTGACTCTATCTTTAGACCAATGAATGTAAGACCTAACGTATACAACAGCATAGGCAAGAGCAGCAACAATGAATCCGTATTGCTCAGTTGTTACTGCATAGATAATCCATAGGCACTCATTAAAAAGAAGTAGAAGCCAACCCCAAATAGCCTTTCGTCCTACAAAAAATATACCTGTAACACCAATTGTGGCTAATACCCAAGACCAATACTGCATCATCTTAAATCCCGCATCCTTACAGCAATAGTTGTTTTTAGGTCCTCTATTGTACCTGCATTAAAGAAGGTCTGGTCATACTTCCAATTATCCATCTCGGTCTCTGACACATGCCCATTGACCGCCTCTACCCCAGGCCGAATAACACGCCATATCTGTGAGTTAGGAATTAGTTTAATAGCTTTAGCTTCGTTAATAAATCTAACATCAGTAACAACAAAATCTTTTTGAATACTATCTCTATTTAAATTTACAGTCTGTCGCACCCAGAAGTCCTCACCAAATAGGTCTCTAGCTCCCAAGCCTAAGTTCTGTAATAGAGTTCGTATCTCTGGAAATTCAACCTTTGCCCTGTCCCATCCGTAAGCATCTACAACACCTTTAACTCTGTAGCCTTCTTTAACAATAGGGTTCATCTGATACAAAAGCTTACGTATAGGGTCAGCAAACGCAAGACGAGTAAACCCGTACTCGGATAGATAGTTAGCCACAGTGTCTTTTCCTGACTGTGCGTAGCCAGATAGTCCAATAATCATTCGTGCTCCTCTGGGCAACACTCTTTGCATGCCCTAATTAAAGTGGGTGAACCTCTTAATGCTTCCCAATGGTCTGCAGTAGGCTTATCACAGAACGAGCAGTACTTAGCACGCTCTTTGTTATCTGCTGCGACCTTTTCTAGATAATCGCGCAGAGGACCTGCATCCATCCACTTAGCACTGCTGCTCATGGCATGAATCCTAGTATGTGTCTAGCGTTTTGCAAACCCCACTCTATTTCCTTACGAGACATGCCGCCCACATCTTTCTGGTCAGTCTGTGAGTAGTTAAAAAACCAAGACGATAGTCCAATATCCATGGCTTTAAATCGTAAGTCTTCTGTACAAGCCCGACCAGCATCATCATTATCTAACGCAAAGATAGGTCTGGTTGCCCCTCTAATCATGCTCCACTGAGTATCAGAGACAGCGCAACCATAAGTAGCCACCCCACCCTGGATGCCAACCGACGCTAAGCGGATAACATCTAGTGGAGACTCAACAACAATCATGTCTCCACCTTTGTAGTGCTCATACCCAAATAGGGCTTCACTCTTTTTAACTCCAGTGGTGTTCTTAAAGAACCTAGTCTTCTGACCCTTCTCTTGCCAACCTAACAACTTGTTAGTCATAGGGTCTCTGATGGGGATAATCCAGTTGCCTTGGTTAGAGTTCCATTTAACACCGTACTTAGCTACTGCCTCAGGTAATAGACCTCTACTCAAAGAAATGTCTTGTGGTACCTCTTTGAAAGCGTGAAGCATTGACTCATGGATTGGGGCGTACTCTTCTTTCTTAGGTTTATCGCCTTCAATCAGTTGCTTGATACGGGCGGTAAGCCTGTCAACAGTTAAATCTATATCTGTTATAGCATCAGTGCTACCACCTAAGTATCTAACTAAAGTTTGTAGGCCACCTTTCCAGTGACAAGAAAAACAAATAAATAAACCATTCTCACCATTAATCCAAAATGATGGGTTATTGTCTTCTTTTCCTGTACGTTCCTTGTGAGCAGGGCAGTGCAGTTGTATCTCGCTGTTTCTTATTGATACAACCTTTAGACCTAGAACTTCTAGAGTGTCCTCAATGCTAGATGTCATTTGAGTCAATCTCCCTAAAGGTACCTGTGCTCCAATCCCAGATAAGCGATATCTCCATACGTCCAGAGTTACGGCTTTCTAGCACCTTCAAGATACGAGTGTCGTCTACGTTTTCGTCTTCACGCTGTAGACCAAAGATAACGTCAGCATCCTGATGGAAGGAAGATGAATAACCGATTGAGTCAGCAGTTACTTGACCCTTACGCATCTTCCAGTTAAGTACCTGAGTTGTAATAACTACAGGAACTTTGTACTTCTGTGCCATGCGCTTTAGGGAACGAGTGATATTAGTAATGGCCTGCGGAGTATTGGCTTCACCAGTCTGCTCATCAATCATCAAGTACACACCGTCGATAAATACAATCTCTGGGTGCAACACTGATAACTTGCTAGAAATACCAGAGACTGTTGAACCATTAGCGGAGTCAACCAACCAAAACGGTTTACGCATGTTCTCCATAGAACGTAGCTTTGCTTGGTATCTTGCTTCTTCTTCTTGGTCAAGCAAACCATTGATAAGACGTGTGTGAGAGATGCGTGCTCGCATAGCATCGTAACGAGTCTGCTGTTCGTGGTTACTCATTTCAAATGATTGGAACATAACAGACTTATCTTGTAGGTGAACGTTCTGTGCAAACTGTAATGCAACTGTTGACTTACCAGTTTTAGGTGGAGCAACAATCACAATCAACTGACCAGGTTGTAGACCACCAGTAACTTGGTCAACGCTAGGGAACCCTGTTGCTGTTCCAAGTAGACCTGGGTTGTTCTTACGGAAGGTGTACTCATCCCAACGCTTCTGTGGTTCATCAATAAGGTTTACATCGCTGGTCTTACCTAGGCCGTCCTCTTCTAAACCAATGATGCCAGCCTGAACTATACGCAGTCCCTCTTCGTGGTCTTTAGTAGCACCAAATGTAGTAGCTGCAGACTCAATCATCTTTAAGAATGAAGAGGAACGTCGTGCAGCAACAACGCTGTCAATTAAATACTCTAGGGCGTCAGGAGACTCATGCTGTTTCCATGATGGGAAGTTCTGCGTTACTACATCAAGGCTTGGGCACTCTGCATACTTAGAAAAATGGTCGCGTACAAAAACCCATACACGTCTTACTTCACCATCTACAAACCATGCGTCTTTAACACCACGGTCAAATAATGGGGCGAGGTCGCGGCTCTCTAATACTTTACTTAATAGTCGTAGTTCGTTGTTCATTGTAAGTCAGCGAATGTCCTTCCCCAGTGTCCGTAACGTAGGAGGCGAGAGTCTACATCAACAACGCCAACTACTTCAGGTCGATAGGGAAGTTCGCTGAGCAAGTGTTTGTCCGATTCATACGCCGTGTAGTATCTAAATGGGTTAGTACCCATGTTGTCAAGTGCATCCATAGTTTCAGATAACGTATCGTTATCATATTCAAATGATACTAATTCAAGCGTGAAACCTGCCCTAGTTGTAAAAACATACAAATAGGACAAAGCATCACGTTTAAACTTTTTATTTACTTTTACGGATGGGATTACTAAAAGCTTACGCTTTACTGTCATCTCCACATCCATAATAATGTCTGTGGTAACTAATATCCTTCTGGGGAGTTCGTTACTGATATCCCCATTCTTCATTAAAAGACTTCTATCTTACCGAAGTTTATTACAAACTCCCTGAAGGCTTCTTTTGATGAACGGGCATTACTGATGTCGTCTTTAGACGCACGACTAGAAAACTCTAGTGGGTAGTTGTCGCCACCGTTTGCTTTGATACGTGCGCTTACAAACTTAACATGCTTACAGGTGCTACGACCTTGATAACCAGGGCAGGTGCAGTACAACTTGTTGTTGTCGTCTACTGATACTTCATAGATACCAGGACCAGGCGACTGTGTTTGACTAAGAAACACTTGTACTAGTTTAGTTTCCATTACCTTGCTCATTCTCGTAGGTCTCCTTTGTTAGTAACCATAGGCAAATACATAAACGCTTCCTTAGCAAAACTTTCAGTAGCATCTCCGTAAAGACTACCCCAGTCGTCAAGACTGACGTTAGTGGTTACTATGGTTGGCAGTCCAAGGTTGAACCGTGTACGTAGTACATGATGCAGAACGTTCTTCTGCCACCCACTTAGGCTGGCGTGCTCCTTACCTACATCGTCAATCACTAGGACTCTGACGTTATAGGAGTCGTGCGCTTCACCTAAGAGACCATAGTAGAGGACCTCCTCCCAGTCTGTCGGGCTATCCATCATCTGACCTGATAATGCAAGCAGGTCATTGAAGGTCATAAAGTAGCAAGGACGGATAAGTGTTAGGCCGTCCTCTACATCAAAGGCAGACGGAGGGGAAAGCCGCATGATATCTTGGATGGTTGCAACAGCCACCGTTGATTTACCACGTCCTGGCTTACCTGCAAGCATTAATCCTTTGCCACAGTGTCTGCTACCAGAGGCTCTTACATTAACGCCTTGGTCTAGCAAACTAATCCAACCACGTATCTGTTCGATGTCTTCGGGGTCAGTATCAACGCAGTCATCTAGTGTCCAACCAAGTCGTGCTTTAGGGATGTTGGAAGATTTAATCCACATCTTGCGACGAACTTTTTGCTCTTCTACTTTGTACATTAGTTCAACCCTAACAGCTTTCGGTTCTTTGCTCGTGCAATGGCAACAGCATCTAGGTCTTCTTCCTTTACAGAGCGCTTGGCTTCGCCAACCTTTGACGGAGCCCAGTTGATAAAGCCCCAGAAGATTTCTTCTGGGTTATATAACTTAGTCTTATCAAACTTTTTTGTCGATATGTAAGCATCAATAAGATACTTATCAATCTCGCCGTTGGTGTCGTTGTCTATACGGAACAGGTCCATAGCCTT